TTTGTATCCGCAGGGTTCTAAATATGCCCATTGCTCTGTTTTAGGGTTAACAATATACCACGGCAAATTACTATCTTCACAACTAATCTTATCTGCTTGACTAGGATCAGGTGGGGTAATAGGGTGGCTATGAACCACTCCAACTATTTCTCCTTTATTGTCCGCTTTTATATAATCTTCTGGATCAATAATGAAACATTGATGATCTGTCATTGCAAGATTTTGACAAGGATAATATCTTTGTTTACCTTTTATATTTAATAAAAGTCCACAAGATTCTTTAGGATCTTCACGTTGAGCATGAAGTAATGCTTTATATTTCCAACTCATTGAACAAACGTACCAATTGAAGGGAATAGAGATCGAGTTGCTTGACGACCTGGAATCCTTACACCAGCAAGATCCGTTGGTGCTGCAAGCTCAAATTCAACAATTTCTCTAGTTTCTGTCACTTTACGATCTATTGCGTATATTTCTTGGGGAAACTCTGCATTTGGATCAGCAGTTGCATTTTGTCCATTAGCAAAATTAACCGCATCAAGAAATTTAGCTAATGTTCTAATTCTTGTTACTGTAGCTCCTGTTAAGTCATTACCAGTTGTAGTTTCATTTACTGTTAAAAGTATTGCTGATATTAAACCTGTAGCATTACTAATTGTTATTTTAGGTCTTGGTAATTGACCTTTTTGAAAAGCAAAACCTGTTGCTTGTATTGGAAATCTAAGATAAGCATTACCATTCCAAACTATTTGACCATTAGCATTTAAACTACTACCAGCATGAAATCTATATATAGTATTTGCACCATGCAATGAATTTGATAGTTGAAGAGTAAATAATTCAATAATTGCTGATGGATTTATTGATTGTAAATCACTAAATACTGCTGAATTTACTGTCATTATGATGCTGGTTCAAATACTTGTCTAAACGTAGCTTGAATAGTTGCTCTATTAAGATATGGAATTGATTTGCTCCATGCTTCACAAACAAATTCAGAAGATGAGCTTTCTCCAGGTGGTGTAAAAGTAAAGCTATCACTATCGTTTGCTCTAGCATCTAAAAATGTTTCTATCGTATCTGCATCTGTTTCTGAAACTTCAAAAGTAAGGTTAAAAACTTTTGGATTTTGATGCTGTGCTAAACCAAACAAAAGTCTATGCTCATACCCATCAGCAAAACGAACTGTTCTAGTATTTGGTGCGGATCTTTTCTGTTGCCCGTATTTAGGTTCTATTGAGGGAAACGTAGCCATTATGCAAGTAATCCTCCTGGTCTTTTCTGTTGTATTAATTCAGATTGTACTGCAACTGAAATAAGTCGGCCAAGTTCTCTTCCTTGTTCTTCATCTCCTTGAACTGAAGAACCAGAAGCATCTACATTAACAACAACAGTAGTTCCACCGCCAAGAGCATGATTTGGTGTGACCATACCAGAAACTCCTGGTGTAAATAATTCTGGACCACGTTCTCCAACAAGATATGATTTACCTCCTCTAGCCATACCTCCACTAGCTAACGGACCTCCAAAATCAGCTATTGTTGGACCACCTGAAGTTGAATATGAACTTATTGCGTCTAAATCTATTCCAGGATTATTTGTTGGGCTTCCAATATTAAAACTAAACATATTGCTAAATAAACCTAAGAATGATTTTTGAATTTGAGCAGCAGCCATTCTTGCAGCAGTATCAAGAAAATAATCTGCAATACGATTTAACATATTTCTAAACGCATCACTAACTGTCATTGTTCCTTTGACGATGCCTTTAAATGAATCTTCAAATCCTGTCCTTATAGACTTACTTAAATCAATAATTTGTCTCATTGGATTCATTAATTCTCTTAATTCATCAGCAGGAGCATTAAATTCAGACAAAAATTGCATTTGTTCATTTATTTTTATCATGTTTTCTATCACTGCAAAAGACTCTTTATTTGCTTCATTAAAAACTTGTCCGAGTCTTGTTCTTTCCATGTCAAAGAACTGTTTTTGAAGTTCTTTTGTTGGTCTAAAATCTTTAGGTATTTGTAAAAATCTCTTAGGAAGATTATCGTCAATAAATGTTTTTCTTTTTTTATCGAAAATTGCTTGCTGTAAACGTAATTGAGCTTGTAATGGACCTTCAGTTGCTAAAGTTTGCAATAAATTATTTTTAGTTTCAAAACTAATATCTTTGCTTAAACTTAAAATTTGTTCCAAAACTGATTCTGAATCTCTTAAGCCAGCAAGAGTATTTACAGTTTCTCTGTTTCCAAACGAATCAATCAAAATATTTCCAACATCTGCTCCTAAGTCTTTAAATTGAGCAACTAATTCTATTGCATCTTCTTTGGTTATATTTAGTTCTTTTGCTAATTCTTTAATTCTTTTTCTAGAAAAATCAGAAGAAACACCCATTGCTTCCATCTCTTCGTCAAGATTCCTAATAGCTTTTCTAAATGCTCTAACTTCTTGAACTTGAGCAACGATAGCAGTAGCAGCGATAGAAGCAGCAAAACCACCACCCATTGCTAAGGCTCCACCTAATCCACCAGCAGCACCACCAGCAACAGCAGAAGGAACGCCACCACCAAATAATAATGGAAAGCCACCACCAATTAAGGCACTTCCAAAACCTCCTTTTATTCTTCCTGCCATTCCACCTTTCATAGCAAATGGACCTGTAGGATCTGCTGCTTTTCCAAACCCCATTCGGTTTAAAAACCCTCCCATTGTTCCTCCGCCTCCTCCTAAACTTTGAAAAGCAACAGCTTTATTCTGTTGAGCTAAAAGTGCAGCCGTTTTTCCTGTATTTTTCTCTATTTTTTTATTATGTCTTGCTATTGACTTGTCTATCGCTATCTGTGCTCGATCAACTGGAACAGGATTAGGTTGAAACTTTCTACTAAAAGACCTAAATCCTGAACCTGATGCTTGTCTTGCAGCTTGACTTGCTGATGTATTTTGACGAACCACATCAAGTAAACTACCACCTCTAAGGTTGTTCATCAGAGTTCTTCTCTGGTATAGCTCTCGATTGTATTGCCTTTCAACTTGAACTAATTGTCTTGCTGATTTGTAATAACGATCAGTACCTATTGCTGCTTTATCTAAATTAAGTTTTGCTTGTTTTAATACTTTATTTAAAGTTAGAAAAGAGTTTGGAAGAGTTTTACTTTGTTTATTAGCAAGTTTATTTAAGGTAGTAAGTTCTCTAGATGTGCTACTTATCTCACTTCTTAATTTTTTTAATTGTTGAGAGCCTTTTACAGCAACCGCAATATCAACGCTATAATCAGCCACTTGCTATAAAAAAAACTAAAAGATTTCTTTTATATTACCTCTTTCTACCTCTTAAAGCACTATTTCGTTGTGCAAGTTCTTGTTGTTTTTTATATTCTTCATCTTCTAATTCTGCAAAAGCAGCCCAAGCAACCATTTCTTCAACAGTTAAAGTTTCGCATAACTCAGCTACAGTTTTATGAAGTTGCTTTGCAAGGCTAAATAAAAAATGCCAATCTTTATTCGCTTTTTAAATCGGCTTTAGCCTGTTTTACCTCCTTATCAGCACCAGCTTGCAGCATTGCTAATTGTATTTGCTCAAGAATTGATGCTTCAATTTCTCTTCTAAGTGATGCTTTGTCCCCATCTTGAAAAAGTCTTGCACCTTCTTTATCCAATGCTTTCTCAATCATCATTTGCAAAGCATAATCAGCGTTATCATCAGTTCCAGTTTTTTTCTGTATTGCTTCTCTTTCTGCAATAGTTAATGGATGCCAATAAACAGAAAAAATTACTTCTTCATCTTTAATTACATCATGCTTGTAAAGCTGAGAAACTCCAAACTTGTTCTTTAAAAGATCAACTGCTCTTGCCATAAATAATATAATGCTATTCTATTATACTACGCATTTGCAGAAAATTGGCAAGATATAACTCCAACAAAGTGACTTCTATCCTCTATTTCCAACATAGTTGGGCCAGTTATATCTTGTACTCTTGGTTTTACACTAAAAGTATCTGTATATCCAGAAGCATTTACAGAAGTCAAACCATCAATAACAGCTTCAGCAATTTCAGATAATTGACTTGTACCTTTACTTTTTGGAACGTAAATATTGCATTGAATAACACCAGAGTAGAAATCTGAAGAAGCTCCTTGATTTTGCAAAGTAGATTGCGTGTAATTAATCATCATCATTATGTACTTCTTTGTTTTTCCTGGAGTCACAAAAGTAACATTGTCATAGACCATAGTAATCGTAGGATCTACGTCTACTACTGCATCTGTCACTGCTTTTTCAAAAGCTGCTCTTGTTTTTACTAAAGTCATTTTGTGTAAGTTGAAGGATCTTTAAAATTAAATTCTCCATACTGAACACCATCTTTCGATGTTCCAAAACCACCTGCCATGTCTTTTGCCAAAAATAGTTTACCTTTCTTTTCTTGCATATTGTCATTAATTATTTTTTTCATTCTTCCTTGAATAAAGTTTTGAATTTTACCTCCTTCTAAAGCGTAAGCAGCATATTTAGCTCTGTTACCAATAAATACAGGTCTTTTAATATTGAACGTTTTTTCTACAGGAAATCTCATTTGAATTTTATGTGGAACCTGATTAGCTGGCATAGCGTGTTTATTTTCAAAAAAATATTCTGATGCTATTCTTTTAATTCCTTTCCAGGGTTGATGATCTTCTGCTTCTTCCACAGCATTTACAGCCATTGTTTGCACTTTCCAACTAGAAGCAAAAAAACCTGTATAAACTGGACTATGTTTTTTCGTAGATAAACCTTTATGGATTTGCCTAATTACTTTATTAAAGTCTTGATTTAACTGACTTTCAAGAGTGCCAACTGGATCGCTTTTTTGTAATGGTTTTCTTTTAGCCATTAGAACCGCACCAAAATAGTATAAAGATAGACTTGGTTGCCTTTTTTAGTATCAATATCATAAATTTGACCTGTTACTGTGCTCCCTGCGTAAGAAAATTGAACTTCGTCATCAAAATCTATTTGATTATCACCTATTAAATCAGGAGTAATATACATTTTTGCTTCTCTTATTTCTTTGCCCTCATCATCTTCTGACCTAATAAATGAAATTGGAACTTTTATATCTGAATACGTTGTATCTACAGTAATCTGTTCTCCTGTTTCTACGTTATAACTAGATACTCCTTTTTTTACATAAGTAATAGTTGAATTAAAAGAATCACCAAAAGTTGCAACTACACTTTTAGCGACACTTTTAAATAAACTATCTAATTGTCCTGCCATTAGCCTCTAACTACCCTCATTTGAAAACTTCCTGCTCCACCTAGCATATATGCTCCAAGATAACTTTGTAACCACGGGTAAACATCTAAAATATTATTTATTGAT